CAGCCGCTCGATATCGTTGGCGTTCAGGCTGGAAAACGCAAATTCCTTATCAAAGATCTTCATGGTCGTCTCCTATCAAAAAAGCCCTCGCCGGTCAGGACGAGGGCACGGAGCTACGGGCAGGATCAGCCTGCCGCAGCGGTAGAATAGTCGAACTTGGCAGGGGTGCCGATGGCCTTCACGTCGCAGGCAAAGGTGGCCTTGGAACCGGCTGCACCGCCTACGTCGCTGGTGACGATGATGGCAGCGCGGCCCTGTTCGCCCTTGCCGGTGCGCAGGGAGAAATAGATGTAGGGCAGGATGACGCTCTGGCCGAAGCCATAGATCATCTCGTGGCCCAGAATGAAGTCCTGGAACGCATCGCCCTTGCAACGGTCGCCGTTGATGGCGAGGGTGCGCTGAACGCTGCCCTTGGTGGTAACGGGGCCGGTGCGGATGTAGGTATTGTCAGAGGTGGAAGCGTTCAGTGCGCCGCTGTGCTCCCGCACATGGTCGGCACAGACGGTCCAATCCTTGACGGCATCCTTCTTGCTGGCCTCGGTGCAGATGGCCAGCACAAAGTCATCGGTGTTCTCGATGCCCTTGTAGTCGGCGCTGGGGGTGATGCCGGAGGCGGTAACAGCTTCAGTAACAGTCATGTTGAAACTCCTTTCGGTTGGTAATAAACGAGCCGGAGCTGCATCTGCATTTTGCAGCTTCCGGCGCTGCTGGTAACGATATAGCCCGATGCGGTGACCGATACGCTGAGGGGCTGCTTTGGGGCTTCCAGCTGGGGCAGGTTATGCCGGTCATTCTGGGCAAGCACCCAGTCGGTCAGCTGCTCAAAAAAGCCGCTGTTGGCGATCTGGGTGCTCTGGGCCTCGCTGTATTCCCGACGGCTCAGGAATACATAGCTTTTGGCCATGTTCCTGCCGGAGAAATAAGTGGTCAGCACAGGGTCTGTGGGGGAATCCTCAATGGAAAACTCGGCCACCGGCTCCGGGGAAAGCCCGGAGATACGGAATGCTGCCCCGTTCTCGGTCTGTTCTTCGGCGATGAGCGGGCAGGTCTTGAGCCATTCCCTCATCGCGGTGATGGTGGCTTTTTCACTCATAAGTGTCCCATCCCTCCCCAGAAGGTCGTGACGGCCTTAGCCCCGAAGAGGGCCAGATGTTCGCCCACATCAGCAATAGCCCGCTGGCCCCAGTAGGAGCCGCGCAGACCTTTGTACTTGTCGGCTTCCTGCCTACGTTCTTTGTTGCCCATGAAGGTGCGCAGGTCGCTGCCCTCGGCGTGCAGGTAATACTGCTTGCGGGCGTAGGGGGTGTTGTACACCAAAAGGCCCTCGTCATACTTGGAAGCAGTCTGCACGCTGTTTTTCAGTGTGCCGGTGTCCAGCGGAACATAGCTGTCGATGAGCCGGGCCGCTTCCTGTGCCATGGCATACTGCGCCTTTTGCAGGGCAGCAGTCTTTTCGGCACCGAAGTCAGGCCGCCAGGAAAGCTGCATCTGAACGCCGTCCACCTTGTAGCGCAGGCCGTAGGGCTGATCAAAAACAGGCTTGCTCATTTCCTCAGCTCCCCTCTACATGAAAATGCGGCAGCAGCGGTTCCCGGTTGTCGGAGACCGCCGCCACCGTGCAGCAGATGTGTGTTTTCTCGAGGGCGGCATACTCGGCCTCGGTCAGGCTGCGGACAGCGCCGCAGATGAGCTTGCCGCCCCGCTTGAGCGTCCAGTGTGTCGCCTTTTCCCCGGGCGGGAGCTTTGCCCACTGGAAATAGGGCAGATACCCGGCGGCAGGGGGCAGCCGGACATGGACTGTCCGCTGGGGGTCGCCGCCGGAGGTGTCCAGCTTCTCCCGCCAGCTGCACCCGGGGATGACGTGGCAGACAGGCCGGTCGATCTCGGTGGCGGTGTCGTGGATGAGGTTCACAACGGTAACGCTGCACTGCATCAGAAACACCCCCGATACAGCAGGCCGTGGGGGTCGTGCCCCAGGCAGCCGGAAAGAATGCTGTACGCTTCGGCGACCTGCTTTTCGGCCAGTGCTCCGTCGGAGAACGTCACGGCAAAGCCGTCGTTGTTGACGCTGGTCACGCCCGGCGCATAGCCGGTGGCAGCGCGTGCCGCTTCGGCCCGTTCAAGGCTCTGCACGATGGACGCACAGGCCATGGCCAAAGCTTCGGAACAGTCGGCGCAGCCTTTGGTGTGGGCTTCGGCCCGGCCAAAGGTGGCCCGGTCAATGAGCTTCGAGGCCCGGAAGCACAGCGGCGTGAACGCGGCTTCGTCCAGCGTACCGCCCGCTGTCTGGTACTGGTCGTAGGTGCAGTAAAGCATGGGGGCCTCCTTATGCTGCGACAGCCGCAGCGGTCAGGAATGCGAACGGAACCTTGGAGCGGTCTGCGTTCATGCGGGTGGCGGGGTTGGGCAGTGCCCAGCCCATACGCATCACAACGCGCAGGGCCACCATATCCTGCTGGGCCAGATTGTAGACGATCTCCTTGGTGGAGGGATCCTGAATCACGCCCTGATCCAGCAGCTTCACGGTGACATCCTGACGGATGGAGTACGCCAGCTTCTTGAAGTTGCCTGCGATCAGCTGGGCCTTGGAAGCATCGAAGCCGCCGTTCTCGGGGAAGTACATGGGCGCACCGTCCAGCGCGTAGGTGGTTGCACCCTGCATATCGGAGCGGAACAGCGGGCGGCCATTGGTATCCAGCAGGCCGCGCAGCTCTGCCTTGGCGGTCAGGTCGCCCACCACGGCATCCACGCCGAAGCCGCCAGCTTCGACCTTGGAGAACAGACCATCCTTGCCCAGCAGCTTGGTGTAGTCGATGGGGCCGGTGACCTTGTTCTTTGCGGCAAGGGTCAGCACGTCGGTCGTCCACTCGGTGGGACGGTCACCGCCAAACAGGATGGCGTTGTCGATCTTTGCGCCCATGGCCTCACGGACGCGGGGCTGTACCTCGCCCATGATGTCAAAGGAGGAATCTGCCAGAACGGCCTCGGGCACAGGAACGATGACAGCCAGCTCTGCGGCGGTCATGTAGACGTTGTCCCATTCCTGCTTGCTGGTTTTCTTCATGCCGGTGTCACCGTTGACCCAGTATGCCAGAGGCAGCATGGACAGCACGGGGATCTTGGTCTGGTTGGAGGTCATGTTGGCAAGGCGGGTACCCAGCTGCATCACGATGGAGCTCTTGGGCACATCCTGCTGGATGGTGTTCACCAGCTGCTCCCGGATCAGGGCCTCAGCCTTATTGCGGGCGATTGCATCAATAGCCATAATAATCAACCTTTCTGGCCGAACGCTGCGCGGAATGCAGCATTTGCGGCCTCATGTGCGTTTGCGGGCTGGCGGTTGCCGCCCGGTGCGGAGGTAGAAAACTGTACCATACCGCCGTCCGGCAGAATGGCGCTGGGGTCTGCGGCCTTGAAGGTCTTGACATAATCATCAAAGCCCAGGATCTCGCCGTCCTTCATAGCAAAATTCTGGGCCTTTGCCTCGGCAAGGAATGCCTTACGGGCGCTCTCGCTGGAAAACTTCAACCCGGCGGCCTTGCGTTCCAGCGCATAGCCCTTTTCGAGGGCGGCTACCTGGCTGGCAGCGTCAGTCTTGGCCTGTTCTGCCTTGGCCTTCCACTCGGGGTCGTAGCCCTCCAGTTTGCCGTTTGCAGTGTTCAGCTGTTCGGTCAGGGTGGTCTTTTCGGCCTTGAGGGTCGTGATCTCATTGGCCTTTGCCGTGATGTCAGCGCCGTGCAGGTTCATAATGCTGTCCAGCTGTTCCGGCGTGATACCGGGGATGATTTTGCTCACATCTTCACGTTTCAATGTTGAGTGCTCCTTTCTGGTCAATGTTTGACGAATGGATCCGTTCGGTTTTGTAACGCGGTTCGCCTTCCGCATGGATCCCGGGCAGGGTACGCGCTGCCCGCCGCGATGGTTGCTTCCGACACAAATGTCGGGAACATGGCACCGTTTGCAGGGCTTGAACCTGCGGTATCCGGTTTTGGAGACCGGCGCTCTTCCATCTGAGCTAAAACGGCATGAAAAAAGCGCCCCTGCTCAAACGAGCAAAGACGCTTGCGGTATTTGGTTGTCAGATGCCGGGGACGATTTCCTTAACACCCTTTGCAAATGCGGCGGCCTTTTTCATCAGACTGTTTTCCTGAAGATATTCAAGCCCCTGTAAGGTGATATGAG